TGCGCTGGGCTTCCTCCATCAGTTCAATTGGTGCGCTCATCACCAAACCAGGATATGCGCGAGTCCTTGGCCCCCAGTTCTTCGGGTCGAGGCCGCCATGGTAGTAGGTCAACGCCAATCGCATGTCGCCTTTGGCCCGGTCCAGGTTTTCCCGCAATAGGCGCGTTCCACCGAGGATGTTTTGGCGTGGGTCATACACATCGGTGATTCCATACGCCTTGGCAATTTCCGGCATCAGCTGCATGAGGCCTTTCGCCCCGGCTTCGCTGGTCGCCCTAGCGTTGAATCGGCTTTCAGTGTATATGAGCTTCTTGATGTCCATCTCAGGAATGTTGTACATCTTAGATGCATCTTTGATGATGTCATTGATGTACGATGGCACGTTGATCGGCTCGGCCTTGCGCTGCGGCGAGAACATCCTGTTTCGCAGAGACTGGGCGCCAATAGGCTCGCCGAATACTTGACCGGCCGCGCCACTCTTCGACTGATCGTAGATCGCGTGCGGATAAACCCCTGTTGCTCGCGAAGTCGGTGCGGTGCTTCCCATGCCCACTGCGCGCCCGATTTCCCCCGCCCATGCCGCCCATGCTTGACGCTCGTCAACGGCATTGGCGAACGATGACACGGCTCCGCTGAACATGTTGATCGCCACCGCGAAATCATTCGTTGACTTCGTAGTCTGGTCGGCCAATTTCTCCAGCTCTTTCATGGACTTCGTAGCTTTGTCCTGGTCTTCCTGTTTCTTGGCCAGGTCTTCGCTGGTTTGGCCTTGGGAGCCTGGGACCTTTGACTTGTCGATTAATCCGGCCTCTTCCATGCCGCGCCGAGTGCCCCAGGAGGCCAGACGACCTAGCAGAGCACCAGGACTGAGAAGGGACAGGATATCGCCGCCCACAGTGGCCTTTCCGGTGATTCCATCGTCCCAGCGGGCTTTCGTGTCCTTGGCGAATTCTTCCACTTCATTGGGAATGGCCTGGACAATTTTGTCGATGATTTCGATCAACTTGGTGAATGCAGGCGCGAGTTTTTCGCCAACGCGGTTTTCCAGAGTCGTGAACGTTTGGTTGAGGTTTGCCAAAGCATCATTGAACTTCTGAATGTTTGACTCGCCCCTGACCCTAGCCTGAAGCTCTTCTGACGTCATCTCAGTGACTTTGCCCATTGCCGGGCCGATCTTCGCCAGGGTGCTCAGATAGTCCCGCGAGACGCCGAGGGCATCAGCATATGCCGAAATCTCGTCCGGTTTCAACTTGGCCATCTTCGTGGCCAGCTCAGTGATGATGTCGTTGAGCGGCCTCATGCCTTTCTGGAAGCTTCCGACATCTACGCCGGCCATGCGCAGAATCCGCGCCTCTGGGCCGACCCGTCCGATATCGCGATAAGCTCGCCGGAAAGTGTCGGCCAGATTTTTGGTCATTTCCGCGCCCTGCTCGCGGCTGATCGTTCCTCCAGACTGGCGGGCCAGTTTCCGCTGGTACTCTTCCAGCCGCGCCGGGGCGATGCCGATATCCATCGCCTGGATGCGCTGCTGGTTGTACTGGTCCCTGGTGTTCATGAACGCCTTGACGCCGGCCGCGACCAGGGCCACGCCAGTAGCGCCTATCGCGAGCTGGGCGTTCATCCCGCGAATCGCGCTCGTTACGGCGTCCACCTGCGGAACCACGCGGCCGAGTTCGGTTGCAGCGCCGTCTGCGAAGTGGCGCAAATCTTGAAGGCCACTAGTCGATGCGCTGTTTACGCGCCTGATCTGATTCTGGAGACGTTCCAGATTTCGTTCGGCTCTGGCCGTGTCGGCCTCATACCGAAGTATGAATTCATCCAAATCACTAGACATGAATTACTCCGGCTTGCTGGCGAGTCCTTCGGCGATTTTCATAGCTGGCCCAATGAGCTTGGACGCCTCGGCCAGAAATGCGATTGCCATCTGCGAACCGGCTTGCTCCCAATAGTCCGGGCGGTCGGCGTGCGTTGTCGGATCGATGCCGTTGTGCTTGAGGACGGAATCGAAGACGAATTCAACGTTCTTCCAGTTGCCGAGGTGGTTGTTGATGACCGCAGCAGTAGTCAACGGAATTTCGGAATCATCGTTACCGAGAATGACTTTGGCATAGCTCAGGATTTCCATGGTGAAAGCGCGGCGGAAGTCGGCATCCTTGCTGACTGCGAACTCGACGAAACGGCGCTGGAGTTCCCAGCCGTCCAATGCCGACCACGCCTCGATTTGTACGCGAGTTTGGCGGCCATCGGGAAGGTTGATTTCAAGCATGATACATCCTCAGAAATAACTGGTCACGCGATTATATAGCGATTTTGCGGCCGAAGATATCGAATCGCCGGTGGCTCCCAAGTCTAGCAAATTTGCATCGGAAAGGGACTGAATCTGCACGCCATAAGTTGGGCGATCTTGAGGGAAAGCCGGATCAAATTCATTCAATACTGGAGGCTCAACCTGCTCGAATTCCATGTTGATCTCAGCCGCATTTAGCATGTCAGGAGATTGATCTACATCGAGCGTCATGATGGCCATTTTATCAGCCAATATCGACTTGGAAGTGATGGCGAAAGTCGAGGTATTGTCATTAAAAGCATTCATGATACTTTCAACTGTGGACAAGTCTGGACAGATGGCATTGATGCGAAGCCGCACTGGCTGAATGATCTTCCCGTTCTTCACATCAACGTCCAGCGCTTCGGTATACACCTGAGCTTCCGTCTGGTCTTTCGTCGCCAAAGGCTTCGACACTACGGAAGCCGGTGAGTAAATTTCCACTTTCTTGACTTGGAGACTCTTCCAAACGGGAAGTTTGGTTAAATCATCACGGATGGTGAGAGTAGGCGTGTTGAGAATGGCCTTGAGGAAAGAGTTCAATTGGCACCTCAGAACAAGTCTGCGGCGTTCTGGACGCCGTTCACTGCGTAGTCGAACAGGTCACTGGCCGAGCCCACAACGTCTTCGGCCAGGGCCAACCCTCGGTCGATTATGGAAGAGTCTCCAGCATTCCTGAACATGATTGGTTTGGGATTCTGAACGAGCACTTGGGAAAATGTCAGCCGCGCAGGAGTTGCCGATATCATTTCTGGCGTCTGATTAAGCGCTTCGCTGGTACACATCATCCGTTCGAATACCATGCCGCGAGTGATGACTTTGTACAGCGTATCACGATCCAGGAGCAGTTGATTAATCTGATCTACGACATCAATTGAAGGGCAGAATACCTCAACGATTATCTCCATAGGATGGACCGTTCTGGAGTCCATCTTTGTCGTACCGTCTTCCAGCATGTGGCGCTGCCCTACAGAAGAAAACCGGGTGTTAACCCGGCTTATCCTCAAATCCGCAGCAACTAGCTGGTTTGTATTCTGATCTACAATCGAAAAAGACCGCGAGCTTAGGAGGCTGGTGAAAATCCCTAACATCAGATCACCTCCAGAACCGATTGAATAACGTTAGAAATAGCTTGACGCGCAGTCTGGGCGCCGAGATAGTTGCCGAAAACAAAAGTATACGTGTTGCCTTTGCGCCGTCCGGTGTTCTGGATGGTATCTATGGCCGGACCCTTGATGATAGTTCCGTTGGACAGAACAGTGCGGCCGCCATCGGGAAGAGTTGCAACAAGAGTCGTCATGTCTGGAATGACGCCTGGAAGGAATCGAAATGATCCCTTTTTGGAATTTAGAAGGATGCGAAGATTAATATCATCTTCGCTCCCTGCGATTACGGATATGGACACTTCCAAAGGGGCCGCCTTATCGAAGGCAAACAGACCGCCATCATAAAGCATCTCATACCCGAACGGCTCCAGCTCTTTGGATGATATCGGACTCTCATCATCAGCGAACTTCGACAAGGAAAACCCCATCGGGAACGACGAGGTTGAAACTATCACAATTCCCGTGCCGAAGCCGCTGACGTTGATCATGTCGAGTCCTTACTTGCTGGTGGTTTTGCGAGCCGTGGGCTTGGTAGTGGCGGTGGCCTCTTTAGCGGCTGCAGAGGCCTCTACCTCGGTCTTTTCTTCCTTGGTAGTAGTCGGGGGCGTCTCGGACCCTTTCTCGTCGCCTTGGCCCTCTGCAGGGGCTTCCTGGGCGCTTTCCGGGGTCGATCCGGCCGCAGGGGTGCCGGTCGATGCCGGAGCTGGGATGGCACCGCCGTTGTCGACATTCGGATCGACGTTCACCGGGGGAACGGGAATACCGGCCGACGAAGAGTTGCCCTTGCCAGTGTTCTTTTCGCGGTCCAGGCCTTCCAGGTCTTCGACCGACGGGTTGAAAGAAGGCAGCGGGTCCAGGAGCGGCGGGTTTTTGCCGTCCAAGAATAGTTGGGTGCCGTTGGCGTATTGGATGCGGATGGTACTCATTTCAAACTCCTGCAGTTACAGGCCCGTGGATGGTGATGACTTTCGCATCGACGCCGAAGACTTCACCGGTGATGTCGATGTCAAGTTGCTCGATGCCGGTCACGTCCGGCGATGACAAAATTGCATCCGCGATGGATTTGCGAGCATCATCATAGCTCTTCTGCGGCGAGAAGATATATTCAAAATATCCCACACCGGCGTCCACATCGAAAATGTTTTCGCCGGTGCGCATGAGCATCGCCGCCCGAACGTCCTGGGCGCACGCTTCTACATCCCTGAGAATGACCATGTTTCCATTGTCGTCCAAAAGGATGTCATTGTTCACCCCGGTTCTGATCGTTGATGTGCTCATTCTTTCCTCGTGGCCAGCGCCTGATATTCTGCGAACTCGACACCGTCCAGATAGAACAGGTTTATGCCGTCGCCGAACAACGTCCAATCGGCGTCACGGTCGAAAACGAAATTGCCATAGTCGGGTCGATACTGGTGGCTATACTGGAGAAGCGGAATTCCGCCGAAGCAGCGGACCCCATGACAAACGATCACGCCGTCGCGGCTGATATCGGCATTCATCATATCCAGATTCTGGTACAGACGAATCTTCCAATAGCTGCTGCCGGCGTTAAATGAGATCGCCTGATTCGGGACTGCTGTCAGCGGAATCTTCTTCATCAGCTAGTACCGGCTTTGACTACTTTCTCGAAACGGAATCGATACGGCTTCGTCTTCAGGCGGCCAACGCTCGCCACCGCATTGATCAGAACGCCGTCGATGGGAGTGCCGTTGGTACAGGTGATTTTGCTACCGTCCGGCATCGCCACGACCAGACCGATGACATCACGAGCACCCGACTTGTCTTTTCCGGTGCGGTTGGCATCCAGCAGGACGGCCAAGTTGCGCTCACCCTCGGTGTTCGGGATGACGTTGACGACGACTTCCAGGATGTTGGCCCGGTTCCAAACCACCATATCGCCATTGAGGCCGACGCCGGTATCAGCCGCAGTGAACGGCGGGCTGTCGATGGGGTCCGCATCATCAGCGAACTCGGTCACCGTGAATCCGTTCGGGAAGGTTCTGCTTGCCGTGAATTGGGCAATCGAGCCGAACGCAGAAATGTTGATCATTGCTTATTCCTCACTCCATTCATGGAAGGTTGCGGCGGTCGAGTCCGCCGCAAACCGTTAGATCATTACATCCGATCCTTCGACGAAGCGGATTGCGTCGCCCTTCGAATAGATCAGGGTGTAGTTGGCCTTCCACTCGGTCAAGCCGGTGTTGCTGTTGGTATAGCTGGAGAAGGTGATGTTGATCCAATAACCCAAGGTTTGGACTTGACGCCAGGCGCGACGATCACCGGTGATTTGGGTGATGTACTGCTGTTGGACGGCGCTGATGTCCTTGCCATAGGTGAAAGTGCCGTTGGAAGTCGCCTTGTCCAGAACCGGCTGGAGGACGGCCAGAGTCATCGCTTCGCCGACCATGCTGGCCGGAACGGCGTTCACGTTCAAGAACAGATCCAGAAGGGCCTGGGCGATGGCGGACTTCAGCCAGATTTCGTTGGCGTAGACGTTCATGTCCACCGCATCGGTCGGACCGCCGCACAGAATGCCGCGCTGGTAGAACGCGAGCTGTTGGCCGTTGGCCTGGGTGACGCCGATGTAGTTGCCCCGGCTCTTGTCGACGGTGTTCGCAACGGTATCGTCGGACACGGTGATGTTGCGGCCAGGGAACTGATAGTACATGTAGTTCTGCGAAGCGCCCGGCTCGTCATAGTTGGTGGCGGCCAGGATTTCGCTGGGACACTGCTCAACGAAGTCGTTGGAGGCAGTCGCAGACAGAACGTTCAGCGCGGTTCCGGAGTTGCCCTTCACCAAGTCGAAAAGAGCGCCGAGATTCGCCAGAGAGGTCGCAACCGTATAGATGAACTGGTTGTTCTGAGCCGCGTTCCAGGCCGACACGGCCTTGATCTGATCGTTGTCGAGGGTCGCCCCGGCGAACAGGAACGAGCCGAAGTTGTTGCTGACATTGGTGCTCTTGGCCACGGCCGCGTCTGGGAGGTCGGCAGCCTGACCGGCGACGTTCACGACGTTGGAGGTGGACCAGCCGAGGGCGGTGGACATGTCCTGCGGATCGGCCGATTTCGCCACGGCCAGAACGCCGGTGCCGATGGTAGCGCCGACCAAGGTGAACTGGTTGGTATTCGGATTCCAGGTGACGGTGGCTTGGGCCAACTGCGGATCGGTATTCTTGCGGATTTCGGTCTGAATGATCGACGCCACGTTGTCCATGGAGGTCGCGGCGGACGTATCGATGGCCGTGATGTTCTGCTCAGACGCGCCGACCATGATGGTCAGAACGCCTGCGGAAAAGCCGGCGA